GTACTGCGCGGACTGCACGGGCAGGTGCCCATCATGTTCGTCACCGAGAACGGGACCGGGTCCCCGGTCGGGGCGGCCAACCGCGGGGCGGGCTTCGGCATGGAAGCCGGTGAGGGCACCTTCAGCCAGGCGTCCCCGGCAGCCGTGGCCAGGTTCTCGGTGGCCGACAACTCGACCATCACCCAGTCCGGATTCCTGGAACGGCGCAACGCCGGCGACCAGGTGTTCTGGGACCGCTACACCTGCTTCGGACCGGGCACCTTCCGATTCGGCAACGGGCCGGGATCCACCGAGATGGTGGAGTTCGGGCCGCTGCTGGGAAACCAGGTCATGCAGATCCGCACCGACCCCCGCAAACGCGGGGTGGTCGACCTGTCGTCGACCCCGCCGACGCCGCAGGAGCTGACCGTCTGGCAGCAGGCGCTGGCGGACTTCGTCAACTTCGCCACCGGCAACAACACGCCACCGCTGCTGCAGGCCCTGGAGTCGCTGTTCGGAATACAAGCACCGCAAGGTAATCCGTACTCGCTGCTCAATGGCCGGTTCTCCAACCCGATTCCGGCCAAGTCGCCGGGCAACCCGATCCAGTCCTACTACGTGAAAGTGGAAATCGAAGACGGCAACGCCGACTCCCAGGTCATCGCCACCGGAACGCCCCTTCGGCGAATGCCGTACTAGCCATGCCGACCACCACCGAACTCGCAGTCCTCAACGACGCACTGCGCAACGACCCGAACCTGATCTCCCGTGGCGACGCCGCGGACGTGATCGCCGAGGGCGCAACACAATTCGACAAAGACTGGATCGTCACCGTCTACGACAAGTTCTGGCGCCCGATCGGCGAGGTCGGCGACGACCTGATCCAACTGACCGGCACTGATCCCCGCAACAAACTGCCGTCGGCGACACTGAGCCTGAAAGGCACCTCAGAGTTCACCGGCGCGTTCATGAACTGCGAGAACACCCTGGTCGGAGTCACCATCGAAACGGGTGGTCTGCGATTCCCGTTCTACGTGAAGAGCTTCGACTACGAGTTCAAAGAGGGCGCGCTGACCGGCACCGCGAACCTGCTAGGCATCTGGGACATTCTGAACTACCTGATCATCTGGCCGTCGTGGTACCTGCCGATCCAGGCCCAACCGTTCTCCCATGCCGTGTTCGTCTGGGCCATCTGCACGGTCATCGAGAACATGGTAGCCGAACAGGCACTGCGGATTCAGTCCGGCATCAACGAGTTCATCAACAACGCACTATCTTTGAACCCGGACATGCGAACCTGGATCGGCACCCTGCTGCAGTCCAACGGCAACATCCTGCAGATGCTGAAAACCCCGGTGTACGTGGTGCGGACCAACCCGCTGCTCGACACCTCGCCACTGGTGGCACGCACAGTCCGGATGGAATCCTGCGGAACGGTCATCACCGACATCACCAAAGCCTACGGAGTAGACGTCCGTGTCGACCTGTTCATGCCCGGCGACGAACAGCCGGACCGCTGGGCCAACCTGAACCAGCCCACCTATGTGGTCACCGTGAAAGACCGCTCCCAGATCGAGGGCCCCACAAAGACGGTGCTGGACAGCGTGTTACGCACCACCGTCGACGTCGGCGGATCGTTCTTTGGAGAGATCGGCCCGGTCGTCACGCAGGTTCCCGGCATGGCCGGCCAGTTCCAGTCGCCGGTTCTCGGAGTGAACTTCAATCCGCCGTGGGCAGTGCTGGTGATGCCGGAGCAGGGCGACAAGACCTCGATCGTCAGTTGCAAGCTGAGCTTCCACACACCGAGCGGCTGGCAGTTCATCATCGGCGGGCGCAGCCCGAAGTGGTTGAACGACATGATGAATGCCACCTTCTCCTGGCTGATCGACTCGATCTCGATCCTGATCGGATTCACCGGGATACCCAGCAACCTGCTGGAAGGCTTCCTCAACAACACCCTGTTGGCGTTCCAGCTGGTGCAGGTCTACGAACGCCGCAACGCCGTCGGCCCTTACCATCCCGGCATCGAGGTGTTCGAGGCCACCGCCACCGCGCCGTACAACGTGGAAACCCTGTTCGCGTTCGTGGACCTGATCTTCGACCATCGCGGATACGTCTCAGCGATCACGATCTTCCGCAACGACGAGGTCTACAAGCTGGGCAAGGACGTGTTCCGCGGAGCGCTATTCTCCATCGTGTTCATGAACCGCACCCGGATATTCACCGACTACATCGAGAACGTCATGTTCACCCTGAACACCGGCGAGCGCAGCCTGATGCTGCAGGTCGGTGACGGCCGCGCCGAGGAGGCCCCACTGGCGAAGTTCCAGCGATTCATCACCGGGGTCGTCGAGAGCATCAACGTACTCACCCTCGCGCCGCAGAGTTAAAGGGAGACAACAGAAATGCCACTGGCCACCGTAACCACAACAACCATCGAGGGCATCGAATACTGGGTCTTCGACCTCGCCAAGCTGCGCATCCCCAAAGAATGGAATCCCGGCTCCAACATCTTCCTCGCCGTTGCCGTGCCCGACGGCGGGCTGGCCAACTTCCCCATCCTCGCCCAGGGCGATCCCGGTGACACCCCGGAAATCGACCTGACCGTCGATTTCACCCCACTCGCCTGGAATGACGTCACGGCAGACTCGGCCTCGTTCACCGAGATCTCCCCCAACGTCTACCAGCTATCGCTGTCCCTGCACACCGGGGAGCCCGGTGACGACGGCGTGATGGAACTCGACGTCGACGCCTACGGAACACCGCTGGCCGGAAAGATTCTCGTCCTCAACGACGACGCCGACGGCTTCGAGTACCAGTCCCAGAAGGTCGGCGACCGGCACTTCGCGGGCTCCTACAACAGCACCCCGTCGGGCAATCCTTCGTACACGCTGGCCATAGTGTCGATCGCCGCACAAGACTTCGACTGGCGCCCGGAGTGCCACGGCGACTGCGAGGTGACCGGCACCGGAACCGACGTCCAGGTCAACCTGGTGGCCCGGCTACAGGTCGGCGGCGTCGACGTGGAGACCAGCGGCAACATCGTCGGGCGCGGGCGCGGACAGGCCGGCGAGAACCCGCCGCCGATCACCCTGATCCCCGGACTGTTCCCCGGCACCTACCCGCCGGCCACCGACTTCGACCTGGTACCGGCGGGTGTCGCCGCCGTCCTCTACTACCGGGCCGAAAGACAGTCCGGCGCCGATACTTTCACCACATCCGACACCACGACGTCATTCTGGGTGAAGGTTAACCCGGTGCCATGACCGAACCAGTTCCGGGCTACGTCACCAACGTCCCGTCCCACCCGCCGATCCACAACCGGCCACCGCGGCCCTACCAGTGGCAGAACCTGTCCCAGAACCAACTGGCGGCGATCCGGGCCAAGTTGCTCGAATCCTTTCTGCAGGTTGTGGTCCAGGCCGTCGCCGGTCTGTTCGTACCCGGCGGCGGCGTGGGCGGAGCACTGGACCAGCTCGAACAGTGGGCGCAGAGCGTCCCCGCGATAGCCACTTTCGTCGAGCTGCTGACCGGAATCATCGGCGGCACAGGAGAAGACCTGCAGGAGTGGGCACAGGACCTGCTCACCATCGTCTCGCCGCTGAACGCCCTGAACCTCTTCAACCTGATTGTTCCGCTGGGCTCGATCACCAACACCTCGCCGAACATCCTGCCGTTCTCGGGGTTTGACGACGCCGACTCGATCCACTCGAACCCGCTGTGGTTCTGGGACGACGAGGTGGGCAACCTGCTGCCGGGCGCGGTCTACTACGAGGCCGACGGAATCTACGCCGCGATCCGCAGCGACGACATCGTCGTGACCGACGAGATGAAATTCGTCTTCGGCGTCAAGGTCAGGTGGGAAGACCTGATATTCACCGACGATCCGATCCAGTTGAAGGTACGGGCATTCGACGCCGACGGCATGGTCATCGAAGAAGAGCTGCTGGACACCTTCACGCCGTTAGGCGCCTCAAGTGACCCGGACACCTGGACAGAGCTGACCAATAGCTACAACGTGCCGAACGACGCGACAGTGCTGCAGCTGCGCCTGGTGGTCGCCGCGAGCGCCACATCCGGAACCGTGTGGTTCGACGACGCCAGCGCCCAGCAGACCGGGCTGATACTGGAGGCCTGGGTCGACGGACTGTCCGAGAAATGGCAGGCACTGTTCGACATCTTCGCCGGCGTAGGCGGCACGCTGACCAAGGTCGGCCAGGCGTGGGTGAACTTCCTGAAGACCTTCGGCATCGTCGACCTGAGCGGGCTGGCCGACGTCGATCCGGGCAGCTTCGACCCGACCGACATCCTCAACAACTTTTTCGCGTTCGTCGCAAACCCGTTGCAAGTCATCGAGGATGCGTTCGCGCGGCTCGTCAACCAGGACATCGTCGACCGGATCTTCAGCAGCTTCAACAACCTCGGCGAGAACCTGTCCGACTACCTGGGCCAGGACTCCGAGACCGTGCTGGGGTCGATCCTGGGCATCTTCGAATCGGCACTGGGCGCGCACAAACGGCTGGCCGACGCAGAAGACCGGCTGGCGGCACTGGAAGCGGTCCCGACCACGATCGTAGACACCTTCAACCGCGACGCCGCGGCCAGCCTGGGATCTGCCTGGACGCCCACCAACACCGAGGGCGGCAGCGGCACCCTGATCACCGACGGCAGCGGCAACGCAGCCTTCAGCGGATCCGGCACCAGCAACCGGACATGCATCAGCCACTACAACACCACAGCCCTACCCGGCAACAACGGCATCATCACCGTGATGTTCACGTCCAACCCCGAAGACTGGACCTCCGCAAGCGTCTCACCGTCAAACTGGATCGTCTGCCGGTGCAACGCCGTAAACGACACCTACGTGCGGATGCGCTTCTACCAGTACCTGGGGTTTCATGCCCAGCTACAGGCAGTGGTGTCCAACGTGGTCACCGACCTGGGATCACCGGTCACACTGGCCGGAATCTTCGGCGGCATTTCGGGCAAGACGTACAAGTTCCACTTCGGGATTCCAGGCGGTGCGTCACGCAACTTCAAGCTCTACCAGGACGGCACCCTCAAGCTGGACGTCACCGACGGCAGCAACGTGTCCACCGTCGGTGTGAGCAACAGATTCGTCGGTATCGGCGCGCGGGCGACGGCAGGCATCATCCGACAAATCCGGCCCGGCAAATTCGGAACATTCAACGCAGAGGCGACGGCAACATGAGCGAAGTACCCGACACCGGCAGTTGGTTCCTGACCGACAAAGAAAAGCTGACAGAGGTCTACACCCTGCTGACCGGCAACGCCTGCGAGAAGTTCCGTGGCACACTGTCCTGCTTCTGGACGGACACCGAAGTCGTCGACACGCTGGAACTCATCGACCGCAGCGAGAACGTGGTCAACGCCAAGGTCGGTGAGCATCTGATGCTCACCGACGGGCGGCTACAGAAGCGCACCATCGACGAGTTCAACGCCCTCAAGGCAATGGTCGCAGAGATGGACGCCGCGCAGCTGGAAGCGTTCAAGTAATGCCCGGCATCACAGGCTGGTATGCCGACCTTCGCGTCCGGCCGATAGGAGTCGGCTCTTCCGGCGCCTTCGGCTCGCCGAAACTGAATCTGCGAATCTTCCCAGTCGGCATCGCATCGGCTGAAAGGGTCAACCAAACCCAAACCCTGTTCCTCACCGGTATCCCCACAGCGCAGGCGTTCGGCACAACGGCGGTGGGGCAAGTGCTCGCACCGACGTCGATCACCACGCTGGAAGCATCCGGAACGGCCAAGCTGAACCTGATTCTCTACGCTGCCGGCATCGCGACGGCGTTCGCATCCGGCACCGCCCAGCTCAACCGCTACCTGCTGCCCACCGGCATCGCGACAGCGTTCGCATCCGGCACCGCCAAACTCAACCCACAGGTCTACCCGAGCTCGGTCGCCTCTCTGGAAGCATTCGGCACCGCCCAACTCAACCGCAATCTCACGGCTGTCGGCATCGCCTCCGAGGAGGCATTCGGCAACCCGATCGTCGGAATATCCGGAGCCAGCCTCCGAACTCAGCCCATCGCATCCGCGGAGGCGTTCGGCACGGCAGCGATACTCAACACCACGCAGCTCTTCCCGTCCGGCATCACCTCACTGGAAGCGTTCGGCACGGCCAAGCTCAACCGCTACCTGTTGCCCGTCGCGATTGCCTCCCTGGAGGCATTCGGCACAGCAATTCTTCACAATACGGTCGTCCTTCAGGCCTTCACGTCAGCAACTGATGTCACTAGCGATAACTCGCCGGGGAATATCTCGGTATCGCACACAGCGGCAGGGGTCAATCGCTATGCAATCGTTGCCGTCTTTTGGAACAGCAATCAAGGCAATGCCGCAACACGAACCTGCACCTATGACGGCGTAACAATGACTTCGCTTGGATTCGTCAGACCAAACAGCACCTCTAATGCTCTTGCCAACAACGCGTTTGAATTATTCGGCCTGGCAAATCCCAACACGGGATCAAAAACGGTAGCGGCATCGGTAACCGCCTCGCTGGCATCGTTTGACCTCGCCATGCACGTATTCACCTTCACCGGTGTGGCCTCAATCGACACCGCTGTAGTCAATTTCGGCACCGAAGCCGGCACGGCACTATCTCAAACAATCACGTCGGCTGTGGGAGACATGGTGGTAGCGGGATTTGTCCATGCAACAGTTGCCGGTGCATGCATATCCTCCTTTTCCATCACCGAGCGCGGAGATTTTAACTTCTCTGCCAGCACCAACGTTGGAGTTGTCGGTGAGGTCGCTGGCGCGGCGTCGAGCGTCACCGTCACGGCTGCGAGGGTTACGGGCCAGGACTATGGCGAGATTGGTGTGAACCTCGTTCACGTTTAGCAAACCACCAGAAAGAAAGGAACAAGAAATGAGCAATGCACTGTACGACAAGGGCCGGGAGGGATTCCTCGACGCCGACATCGACTGGTCGGCCAACGACATCAAGGTCACCCTGGTCGACAACGCCGACTACACGGTCAACCTGTCCACCCATGACAACTACGACGACGTCACCGCCGGCGGCCGGGTGGCAACCTCGTCCAACCTGTCGGGCAAGACGTCGACCGCGGGCGTGGCCGACGCCACCGACGTCACGTTCACCTCGGTGACCGGCGACCCGAGCGAGTCGCTGGTGATCTGGCAGGACACCGCAACCGAGTCGACCTCGCGCCTGATCGCCTACATCGACACGGCTACCGGACTGCCGGTCACGCCCAATGGTGGTGACATTCAAGTAGTTTGGGATTCAGGAGCGAACCGTATCTTCAAACTGTAAGGGAGACAACAACTTTCAAAACATAAGGGAGACAACACAAATGACAGTGCAATACCGGTTCCAGACCAGCGCGGGCATCCACGAGATGCGAACCCGGATCCCTGAGTCCACCGGGGAAGAGTTGCGCGGGCACTTCTACGACGCACCGATGATCGAGTGGCTGCACCGCACCGAGCAGGCGAACATCCTGGCGCGGTGCGACCGGCTGCGAAGCCTGATCCCCGAGCTCGAACTGGGCGAGGTGTGGACCGAACGCGAGGACGGCACTCATGTCCCGGCGCCGGTCTTCAACCCCCTGGAGAGCTTCTCGCGGTGAAGACCGCCGGACTGACCGCAGGCGTCGTCCTTATCGGCGCCGGACTGGGGCTGGCGGCTGTCTACCTGACACTGATCTACGGCGGAGACTGGCTGGAAAAGGCCAGATTCGCGCTACGCTGACATAGGAATTGACATCGAAAGGGCACCGTGACCATTCCCGAAGGATTCCTGGGCATCGACCTCGACGGAATCATTGATCCCATCACCAAACTGTTGCCGCCGGTAGTAGCCGAAGCCATTCAGAACACGCTCGGCAAGATTCTCGATCCCGACCATCCGGACCTCAACGTCGGCGACCCACAGCCTGCCGGACCGCCGCCGATCCCCGTCGCAGCCGACTCCAAGGAACTGTCCGCCGCGGTTAAGGCCATCGACGCAGCGGTCGGTGCGATCGAGCTCGTGCTCAAATTGGCCTTCCTAATCCCCGACCAATATGAGTCCCCACTGCGCGCGCTCGCCGGGGCGCTGCGCACCATTCGTGGCTGGCTCGACTAATGATCGACGTTCACACTCACCACCTGACTTGGTACGGGCGCCTGTACTTCCGCTGGTTCCGTCTGCACAAAGGCAAGCTACCCAGCGGCCGAGGCGGGCGTTGGTGGACCCGGAAGTGTAACGAGCAGTGACCGAGCCGATTCTCGCTACGCCGATCGAGAAACGGACACAGTGAGTTTCGTCTGGAAAGCCGACAAACGACTGAAGTCGCCCGAGCAGTGTGCGAAGGAACTGCTCGACGTCGCACTGGCGATGGGACTCGACGACTTCGCCGCGGTGCTCGCGGTGATGTGCGTGGCCCAGGAGTCCGACTTCTGGTGCCCGTTCAACCGCAAAGACGTGTCCAGCGAAAACTACGACCACGACTCGGAGTCCGACGACGGCCGATCGGTGGGGTATTTACAGCAACAGAACGGTCGCGCCGGCGAAACGGTCACCGGCAGCGACAACTGGTGGGGCCCGATGTCGCAGCGCATGGATCTCAAGAAGTCCGGCGCCGAATTCCTCAAACGACTCGACGACGACTATCAGGCGGCACGCAACGGTCCTGTCATGGCCGGGCATCTCATCCAGAACGTGCAGCGCAGCGCATTCCCTGACGCCTACACGAAGCATTGGGACCGGGCGTGGAAACTTGTGAACGCAGCCAAGACCGGAGGAGCGCCCGCCGTGACGAACCGACCCGACTTCAACGAGATCGACCAGATCGGCTGGGACTCGGCCAATCCGCATGGCTCAGAGCGCAGCCGCCCGCCGATCAACTGGTTCCTGCACACCCAGGAAGGCGACGGCAACGCCGAGACGCTGGCCGACTTCCTGCGCAACAGCCAGGGCAACGGCGCCGTCTCCTACCACTACACGATCCACGAAGACCCCGACGACCATGGCGTCACCGTGTGCGACGTGATCGACACCGACCTGTATTCATGGGCGGTGCTGGACGCGAACGTGTTCAGCATCAACGCCTGCTTCGCCGGATCACGCGCGGGCTGGGACCGGGCGACCTGGCTTAGTGGCTACCGCAACGCGATCCGGGTTGCCGCCTACCTGGCGGTCGAGGACGTCAAGAAGTACCCGACCCTGTCGGCCAACGTCATCCTGCCGCCGTACCAGTCCGGTGCCGGAATCAGCGACCACCGCTACGTCACCCAGTGCCTGAAGATCGGCAGCCACACCGACGTCGGCGGCCCGTTGCGGCCGCCGTGGAACGGCTTCCCGTGGGACGTGTTCGTCGCCGACGTGCATTCGTTCGTGGGCGTGCCCGCCGACCCACCGCCGGTCGCGGTCACCCCGCCGACCGACCGCCAGATCCTTGAGGCGATCTACGCCGACACCCAGGAACTGCGCGCCCAGATGGGGCCGGGGCACCCGTCGTGGAAGCCGATCGAAGACAGCCAAGGCAACCGGCTGACACTGCGCGACGGCGTACGGACCCTGGTTGAGCGAACGAAGGACTGACGATGGCATGGGAGATCCTGCACCTCACTGATCCACCGATGCACCGCGATGATGTCCCGCCCATCCAGCACGAGGCGCTGGACCGTTTCGGCAGCTACGCCATCCCGCTGGGCGTGCGCGAGAACGGCGTCTACGACCAGGCGACCTCGGATTTCGTCGCGGCGTTCCAGACACGCAAGAACGCCAGCGGCTACCAGCCGCGGCTGCGCACCGACGGCTGGTGCGACTACGCCACCAAGGCGGCGCTCGGCGTACTACCGGCACCGCCTGTGCCGAAACCGCCGACCTATCTCGGACTCTGTGTGCCGGGCACCTGGGGCGTGTGGAACATCGGACCGCAGGTCATGGCCGTCAACCGCCAGCCGGACAAGGTCCAGGTGCAGGGTGTCGGATTCAACACCGGTGCATTCCTGAATCCCGATCCCCGGCATTCCTACGTCGACGCGCGCAACGAGGGCACCGCCGAGCTGCTGCGCCTGGCGCTGCCCGACCCACGGCCGAAGTTCATCACCGGGTACAGCCTGGGCGCCGACATCGTGGTGCGCTTCCTGGAGCAGTGGCCCACAGCGCGGCGCGGCGAGATCACCGGGGTCTTCACGTTCGGCAGCCCCGGCCGTCCGCCTGGTGTGACCAAGCTGGGCTTCGACCACGGTGGTGCCGGGATCTCCGGGGTGTACACCCCGGAGTGGGCACGGGACCGAGAATGGTCCTACACGATCAGCGGCGACATGTACCCCTGCTCAGTCGGCCTGCTCCCGCAGATTTACGAGATCCTGACCAGAATGGAAGCCACCGCGGCTTTCATGCGCTACCTGTTCGGAATGCTGTCGTCGAAATTCGGACCGGTGCTGCTCGGCCTGACGAAGACAGCAGCCGGAATCCTCATTCCGGCAGCGATCGGGGTGGCCGGTGCGGCGATCCCCGGCTTCGGTGCGCTCGCACCGATTCTCGGGCTGGTCACCAAGGGGCTGATCACCGACATCACCGGCCCGCTCTCGCTGGCCGCGATGATGCTGAACCTGCCGATGATCATCTCGACATTGATGGCCGCGCTGAAATTCGTGTTCACCAACGCACACCAGAAGTACTGGGTGAACCCGATCTTCGAGGGTATGACCGCCGAGAACCACGCAGCGTCAATCGTCCGGCAATTGGCGACGTAGACAGGAGCACCGGTATGGACTTCCTCAAGAAACTACCCAGCCCCGCAGTCCGCCAATGGGCCTACCGTGTCGTGCTCGCCGCCATCCCACTGCTCGTCGTGGCCGGGCTGATCGCCCCCGAGCAGGTCGGGCTGTGGCTGGCGCTCGCCGCCGCGGTGCTCGGCGTGGGCGGCGCGGGACTCGCGAACACCGCTCTGAAGAAGCAGCGCGACACCGGCACCCTCGACGAGTAAAACCCCGCTTCACGATCCTTGACATCAGGGGTGATCCCGCGCATCATTTTACCTGCCCGTGACCTTTTGCCGGATTCCCGGAGTGATCTGTGACACTGATTGTGGAGACGTATCTCTGCTCGTTCTGCAACAGTTTCTGGAGGGCGCCGTCGGGTTCCATCGACCGCACCAAAGAGGTGCGCTGCCCTCCCTGTGTCACAGCCACACTGGAGAGCCGCGGGCTGAACCCACGATTACGAAGGATGGCCGGATGAGCGCTGTCAACCTTAACTCCGTGCGCGCCGCAGTCGAAATCCTGCACTGGGCCAAGCTGCGCAAGGCCGAAATCAAAGAGCTGGAAGAGAACGCCCGCGCCACGGTCGAATCGGCACTCGGCGACGCCGAGCTCGGCACGGTCGACGGCGTGCCCGTCATCAAGTGGGGGTCCTACAAGCGCACCGGACTCGATCAGAAGGCGCTCAAAGAGGCCCGCCCCGAGATTGTCGCGGAGTTCCAGAAGACCACCGAGGTCCGGCGTTTCGAGGTTCTCGACGGACCGGCACATCCATGACCCAGGAGTTCTTCGACGTCGAATCACCGCCCGCCAAGGACCCGCTGTGGCTCGACATCGTGGAGATGATCCTGGCCCGCGACTACGCCACGCCCCGGCACCGGCAGCGTGAACTCGGCCCGTCAGAGGTGGCCCACCCCTGCATGCGGCGACTGGCCTACGCCATGATGGAGGTCAAGCCGGGCAACCCGGCGTTCGACCCGCTGCCGTCCATCATCGGCACGGCCACCCACACCTGGCTGCAATCGGCGGCCGCGCACGCCAACATGGTGCTGGGGCGGCAACGCTGGCTGTCGGAGACCAGGGTCCAGGTCACCCCGGGCCTGTCCGGGTCCTGCGACCTGTACGACACCGACACCGAGACGGTCATCGACTACAAGGTGCCCGGGGCCACCCGCTTCAGTAAGTACCGCACCGATCCCGGCCCGGTCTACAAAGCCCAGGTGTTCCTGTACGGCCGGGGCTTCGAAAACGCCGGTCGTGCGGTCAAACGGGTCGCGCTCGCGTTCCTGCCCCGCGGCGGATTCCTCAAGTCGCTGCACATCTGGCAGGCCGACTACGACCCGGCCGTCGCCGACGCCATACTGCGGCGGCGCGACGCCACCATCGGACTGCTGGGCGACCTCCAGATAGACGACCACCCGGAACGCTACGAGTGGATCCCGAAGGACCCCTGCGACTGCGAGTTCTGCCCGTGGTGGAGTCCCAACCCGACAAGCCCGCTGCAGTGCGGCGGCCCCTGATACTTCGCCGGCTCCAGCCGACGGGGAACAAATCGCCAACAACCATCTGAAAAGGAAAATCACCCATGACGCAATCAACCACGGCGGGATTCTTCACCGGCGGCGGACGGGGAATCACCTGGCCCGACGAGCCGGGCAAGGACGGCGGACGGGTGTCGGTGTCCGGCACCATCACCGCGATCCACCCACCCGAGGCGGTCCTCGATCCGAAGACGGGACAACCGACCGAACGCCAGCAGGTGCGCATCGAACTCGCCACCGACGAGCGTGACCCTGAAACCGACTTCGACGACGGGGCACGCACGCTGTACGTCAAGAGCTACATGCGCGGCGCGATCGGCGACGCACTGCGGGCAGCCCGTGAAAAGGAGCCCAAGATCGGTGGCACGCTCACCGTCATCTTCACCGGCACCCAGCCGCCGGAGCGGGCCGCCATGAGCCCGTCGAAGCACTTCTCGGCCAAGTACGTCCCACCGGCGGTCACCGACAAGTTCTTCGCCGGGAACGGAAGTGCTGGCGTCGCCAACAGCCCGGCTCCGGCACCGGCGGCACCTGCCCCGGTCCGTCCTGCCACCATCCCGCAGGCGGCCTGGGATTCGATGGACGCATCCACCCGCATCGCGGTGAGCAACACCATCACCGCGATGGGAGCGCCCGCCGTCTGAAATGAGCTGATCCGGCGCCGGTGAGAGGTCCCGGCGCCGGATCTTTCATCAGGAGCACCTATGACAAGCAAACCGGTCTGGCAGAACGACACCGAACGCGACGCCTG